GTTTGGAAATATAAACGCAATGCATCTTCAGGATTATATGCGTTTCCTGTTCCTAAATCAACTTCGTTTAAACCATCTGCATCAATAAACACACCGTCTGGCACAACTCTTGATACCACTTGTTGAATTTTAAGGTGTGTCATTTGTATTAAATCTGCAAACGGAATCATTCTTCTAACTAAAGACTCTAAAGATCCTTTGTACATTCTAGGCGCTGCTGCCACATAATTTGGCATTGCATACTGGTTAGAAGATTTAGGTCTTACCATGTTTTCTGCCAGTTTCCATTGCAAAACAATATTAGTTCCCATAACCATAACTCCATCATACCATACATCAATTCTTTTAGTTACCTTTTCAAACTTTCCTTCTTCCATCATTTCCTGAGGAGGATTAAACTGATCGTCTTTTTCAACCGTCTTATATGATCCGTCTGCTAATTTTTTTCTTTTATAAACAAATGAATGTGTTGTTTTATAATTGAAATACATCAATGTTGCAGTGTCCCTGTAGAACATGCTGTTTTCATAAAACTGCGCCGTATTAAAATAATTATACCACGATTGACTGTATTTAGCTATTTGGTTTAAGTCTTCGTTTGTTAAATCTGGATCAATCTTAATTAGCTCCGTCATTGGAACTGTTTTAATTTCTCCCCAATAAAAACAATCTTTAAAATACGGATCTTCCGTATAACTATAAACAACGTTAGCTGGATCTACATAATCTAGTTTCACACCAGAACCTGGTAAAAATTCATGTTTTGTAATTCCTATTCCTATTGTTGTAAGATCATAATCAACCCTACTTCTAATGTCATTATAATGATTTTCGGCCATCAATGTATCAATTGCTTCTTCTTGAGCAATTTCAATAGCAGGCTTGTATTTCATATTCATAAACAACTCCATTTCTTCGTCACTTTCCGGAAGCTCCTCTTCATTAGTTTGAAATACATTTATACCAAAATCGTTATCTATTTGTTGAAATAATGGTTTAGCTAAAACTTCGCCTTCAATCATTTCTTGAAATTCATTTCTTTTCTCAGCAGACAATGCGTCCTCAGCGTAGGCCTTAACTTTAAAAAGTCTGTCTGACATTCCGTTTACTACGATGTCGACAAACTTTGGGATTATAGGTACAGGTGACCAATCTAAATTGAGATAACTTAAGTCGCCATCTATTGCTAATTCATTTTTGTATTTTGCTACGGATTGCTCTCCTCTAGCATACAAACGTAATCGCATGAACTCGCTCCATTGACTATAAAATCTACATGAGCCGCTGTCTCTTCTAAACCATTCGTATTGTATTGCTTGACCTATTTGTAATCCATACTCTACAGTGTCTTTTGTAGCGTCAGAAACAAATTGATCTGGAAATGCAGCAGCCTGTATATCTATTGTTACTTCTTTCATTTATTAAGTAATTGACTTACTGAGTTCTTGTTGTTATATCTTGCAAAGTTAATGCTTATTTTTGATTGTTTTTGAACGGGTGTATACAAGTGTTTTTGATTTGCCATAATTGCTAAACCAGAACTAATTGCAGCATCAAACTTTGTTCTGTTTGTTATGTCAAATTTAGCCCAGTCTTCTAGTGTTCTTTGAAAATACATACTACCTATATCGTCTTTTTCTCTATAATCTCCTTCAAAATCTAATCCTACATATTTCTCAATATACGACTCAATCGCTGAGGCGTGAGATTGCTTAACATCTTCAGATGAATTTGGAATACCTCCTAATTCTCTTTCAGTCTTAGATAACTTATTATAAGTTTTATCCGGTCTGTTTAAACAAAAGCCTCGGTATCCTCTATTTTTAAAATGATACAATAAACGAGGTTTATTATTTTCACATAATATTGGCATGCCATAAAATATACACGCCATTAAAACTTCTTCAAAAAATATCTCAGCGGTTTGAGGTCTGGCAATATATTCTAAAAAGAATTCATTACTAGGCGCATCATCCATATTAAATTTTGTCTGCCCATGTAAAGCTCCGTTAGAACCTTTACCTACTACAACTCCTGAAATATCATAAGAGTCACAGCCAAACGATCCAATATGTTCATTCCCTGGATACATCTTTCCACCCTTCGTAATCACATTGTTTTGAAGAGAAGCTTTAGGGATGTAAGTTACAAAAAATCTACCTCTTTTATTTGGGCTCCAGATTACCTTAGAATCTTTTATACCATCTTTCCAATGAAAAGATCCTTGTGTCATAAAATGCCCCATGTTTATAGAGTCATTATAATCTATTTGTTGGTATATTTTAGTTAAATTAAACAACGACTGTTTGCTTTCATCTCTAAAGGCATGTGATTCTGTTCTTGGAAACTGTCTATAAAATTCATTTAAAGCATCAGGATCAGAAGTTAATGATTCAACCTCATTGCTCCAGTAGTCTACAGCACCTTGTTTAATAGGTTCTTTGTCTATTCCTTTAACAGGCTTGTCAGGATTTTTGAATACAGGCATGCCATACATGTCAATAAACCCTTCCATATTCCACTCCATAGGAATAAACAGATTATATAAACCGCTTTTTGTTTGTCCGTTAGAGTTTCTGTTTCTGCAATCAGATGACTCAAATAAATCTTTAAAATTTCTACCACCTTTATCTAACGCATTTGATGTAGATCCCATCATACACTTACCTATAACTTTACTACCCAATCTTAAACATGTTTTAGTAACACGCCAGTTATTTAATATATTTTCTGGCCTCTCCCATTTACCGCTTTCATCATGTATTAATAGTTGTAATTTTTCACCATCATAACTGTTATCAGATGTGTTCTTCCAGTCAATTGTTGTATCTAATCCCTCAAGCTCCTCTTCACTTACTGTATACATATTCTTTTTAGTAATCTTAGAAGCTGGAACTCTATAAGCTAATTCTGTTTTAGGCTTATCCATACCATCTTGTATAGGCTTAAAAAAGAAAGGATAGTTGTTTGATATAGGTACTATCTTGTCAGTAAACATCTTCTTTGCATCCGCACCAGTTTTTGATAGTATACCTATTCTAGAATCTTTAGTGATTGTAGCTGTATTCACGCCCTCACACGAGCTCATAAATGAAAATCCTGAACGTCTTATTTTTAAGTAACACATACCAAAACTTCTTTTATCAGCCTTGCATGCCTCCCAGAATATATAGAACAAACGATTTGCCTCTCTAAAGTCTGGATGGCCAACGTCAATCTTTGTCCATTGTAAATACATGTAATGTGTTCCTGTAATGTAAGTAGGAACCCCGTTATTCATAAACCAAAAACCCTCTTCTCTTTTATCAAACTCTTGCTCGATATAATCCACCCATTTGTTTTTGAATTGTATTGGCGCTTCATGCCACTGAAATATTGACTGTATTCTTTTTAGTTCTTTACTTATTTCAGACGCTTCCCAATATTGATCTTCTTTCTTTTTTGACCTTGAGTATACTTTTGTAGGAGGTTTTGGTAGCGCAATATGCAGGCCATTTATTTCTATAACATCACCTATTTGACCTGATTTAGATATAACAACAAAATTATATTTTTCGTTATAACCATAAACCCAAGTTCTTGCTTTATTTTTTGTAGATAAAACATTTTTTGGAACTACTCTAGTTAGTGTAGTATATAAGTTATTTAGATCTTGATTCAGCAAATCCTTTAGGTGTGTTATTTTTAGTTACATCTATACCCTCTAGTAATTGCTTTTCGTCTTCTATACGTTTTAAGATTTCAAAAGCATCAAAGATGGCTAGTTTTTTTGTAGCTGCCGCATTCTTTAATCTATCCGCCGCCAGCTCATCATCCTTATCATATTTAATAATATCTTCTTTTGCTACTTTGATTAGTTGTATAACAGCCTTTTCACCGGCCTTTATGATTTGTTCTTTAATTTCTTTTGTATTCATTACATAATCATAGTTATGTTATCTGTAAACATTCTATATAGCTTTTCATCTTCTACATAAAACTCATACTCTGACTCTGGAGTAAAAGACACTTCGTCTCCCACCCTTACACCTAAGTTTTTTAACTCTTTGTTATTATATTTTACAATACCCATTAAAGGTTCTTCTTTACCAGTCTTTCCTAAAAAAGATTTTTTTGGCGGAATAGGTTTTATAAAACAATATTTAGAATGGCTTTTCCACTCTTCTTTATTATAATACAAAAAAAATTGATCAAAGTCAATAAAGAATAAATCATCTTTAAAAAAGCTTTTACCACTTTTCTCACGCCCATACATGTCATTGTAATATTTAAAAACATTATGATGTACTAAAAGTATATCTCCTGTATTAACATCTCCTGAATAATTTATTGGAGTTGACACCACCTGCGCATAGCGATTAGCTGTTTTGTGATCTTCTTTAGATACGCTAATTAAAAAATCTAAGTCGCCTATTTTCTTTACGTTATCATACCTAGTACCATTTACAGGACGTACGATAAATGAGAATGGTGATTGCATTAAAAGTTTATATTATATTCTAAAGAGATAGGCATTGTAGTTTTAAACTCTTTCCATATAAGAATTTCTTGATTTTTTTCTATCCAGATTTTATATGATTTTGAAGATGCGTCGTGTTGTATTAAATGAATTACATAAGATCCCCCAAGTACATCTTGCCCTGTTATATAGTGCATAGCTCCAGACTTATAGTCTGCTCCTATTGAAATCTTTCTAATGTCCATTTAATTAAAATGTAGAATCTAATTTTAGCTTTCTGTATGTAATATTTATATATAAAGTTCCATTTCCTTCGCTTGGACTAGCCAACCCACCTAAAGTTATTCCTGCGTTTTCTGTAATAAACTCAGCAGGTGAAGGATCATTTTTATATACTTTTTTACTTGCAGCATTTAATAAAAGTAGTGGCAACGGCTCTTGAATAGCGCCTTGCGTTATATTTAAAGTGTTTACAAAATTATAAGGAGTTGACCCTGGAATGATTAAACTTACAATCTGGCTAACATCATACACATAACCGTCTCCAGGAGGAGCTAGCAATGTGTATGGTTGTGCTGCAATTACTTTTAAATACGTTTCTGGAATAGCTATTGTAACAGACGTAGTATTTAAACCAAACAAAGTCTGTAAGTTTTCTAACGTACAAGTTTTAGTGTTTAAATTGTTTTCTGCATCAGTTAGCACAAAGTAATCCGGCAGTGTAGGAATTATACTTGAGTACGCTGTGGTATTACTTATTCTAGCCATTGTTTTATTTTATAGGTTCCGCTTCTACTGCTTGCGGTTTTTTAGTGACAATACCTGTTGCTAAATCAATAACAGCATCTTGTCCATATTTCTCCGCTAATTTTTTCTCTTCAATACCAAACGCACCTCTTAAGTCTTCTAAAGCTTTTAGATTCATTTGCTGTCTTAATACATTATCAGCAATCTCTAGTTTAGCTTTAGTAAAGTCTTGGTTTAGTTCTTGAATTTTTTTTAATTCGTCTTCAGTTAATTTAATTTCACTCATTTTAATTTATTTTTAATGTTAATTTTATTTATGTAAATATAGTAAATATATTACTATTCTTCAGGCGGTGCTGGAGGAACTGGGTTATCCCATGTAAAGTATAAATCCTCATCAATAGGATGCTTCTCTAAATCTATTTGCTTAGATAAACTTGCTTCCATATCACTTACAGGCAGGCCTGCTTTTAACCAGCTAATAACAACATTCTCAAATCCTTCGTCATCTGCGTAAGGAACAAAAGGTGTTGATGGATCATACTCTAAAGAGTAAGTTCCTATTTGACTAGCGGTGTATTGCGAGTCTTTGTCGTCTTGTGCGGTATACGTCCAATGTACTGTGTAGATTACGTTTTGATTCCCATCTTCTTCTATACGGGCGTTCATTTGATTTATTGTCCATTTATAAAAATTTGCCATAGTTTAATATTTTTACAAAGATATGCATTTTATATTTTAAAACTTTATGCTAATCTTCTAAAGAATACGTCGCCATATGTTGTTGTTGATAATCCTTGTATTCTTAAAGTCCAAGCTGTGCCATATGTTAATTGAGTATAAATTCCACCACTGTAATACATTCTAAACAAAGGATTAAAGTTTCCACCTCCAGAACTATACAAAGTTCTAGGTGCAGTTTGATCTTGTTGCTGCCACATGTATTGTGTTACATTACTTCCGTTCCATCCCATTCCAATACCAAGTTTTCCATAATAAAAATCTCTGTATACTCCAGATCCAGCTGTATTAGGGTTCATTCTAATAGTATACTCCCACACCGCACCCTCAGTTCCAGCAAAAGAAAAAAGATCATTTTTACTGGCCACATACGACCAAGAGGCAACCATACTATAAATTTTACCATCTACATCTTTAGCTTTTATATTGCCTTCAACCTCTAACTTTTCGTCAGCTTGAGTTCTTCCAATTCCAACATTTCCAGAAGGAAGAATAGTCATTTTAACACTAGCTGTAGCACCGTTATAAAATTGTATAGAAGAATTATTATTAATACCCATACCAAAAGCTTGACCTAAAATACCTGTAGCAAGTGTGTCAGGGGTTGGCCCAGAATTAAATATATAAGCGCTTTGCCCCGCATTTCTAAGCCAAATTCTTGAACTAACTTGACCTTGATTATTAACTCTTAAAATATTTTCATTCGCTGTCCCACCACCTTCTATTGCTAATTTTTGACCAGGCGCAATAGTTCCGATTCCGATATTTCCATTTTGCTTAATAGTAAATTGTTGATCAGCAGCAACAGGATAAGCTGTCTGTGCTGTAACTGATCTTATATAATAATCTCCCGCAACATCATTATTTGCTGTGCCAACAAACCAACCTTTACCATAAGTAGTATCCCAAAGTTTGATAGCGGGACTCGTACTCCAGTTTTGACCCGAGCCTTTAATACTTAATAAATTAGATATTTCCTCTGTCCCAATCCCTACGCTAATACCTTTAACAACTAAACCAGTTCCTATACTAGCCCCAGTTGAATCAACTGTAGTTAACTGTACATATCTATCTGAAGTAGCATTATTTCCTTTTAAAAATAAAGCACCACCATATTGCCCAGACCACATTGGAATGTTATTACCAATTGCTATTTTTCCAGAACTGTCTATACGCATTCTTTCTGTATTACCAGAATTTGTCGCGCCTGCAACAAAACCTAAATAAGAACCTCCTCCGTTTTGTGTTTCATTTCCAAACCTTATTTCTGATTCAACATAAGTATTAGAAATTGAATA